CCTGGTCTCTGCCTTCGACATGAAGAAACGGAGCTTGACCAACCTGGTCGAACTCCACTCGGCCGGATGGCATGCGACCGTCAAGCCTTCATCCGCCGGCAAGCAGACTCTCACCCAGATTTCCAAGGATCGGAGTTCCCGGCCGATTCCGTGGAAAAAGGACAAAGAACGGGAAAAGGAATAAATACCGACTCATATGGCAATTCTTACACAAGGTAAATACAAGCTCGCCCAGACGAAGATCACGGACCGGGAATCCTCGGGCTTCACGAAAAGTTTCCTCAAGCTCCCGCCCGGAGTGAACGTCTACAAGCTCAAGGCCGGCAAGGCCAAGATCGACATCGTTCCTTACGTGGCCGGCAAGCGAAACCCGGATGCCGAAGAAGGAATGCTCTACTGGAAGATGGTCTTCTGGGTCCACCGGAACATCGGCCCCAACCGCGACACCGTCGTCTGCCCTGCCAAGACCATCGGGAAGCCGTGCCCGATCTGCGAGGAATACAACCGCCAGATGCGGACAAATCCCGACGACGAGGAATACAAGCAGATTCAGGAGCTGAAGCCTAAGGAATGGGAATTGATGCAAATCCGCGATCGCGAGGCTAAGGAGAAGGGCCTCCAAATTCTGCCGCTTTCCTTCCACCGCTTGTCCGACAAAATTGCGGAGCAGGTCAGCATGGGGGAGGAAGGCCAGAACTGGGAAAACTTCTGGCATCCGAAAGGAGGCAAAGCACTCCTGGTCAACTTTGGCGAGGACACGTCTGGGAAGAACAAATACCTGCGCGCAAAGGGAGTCAATTTCCTCGATCGCCAGGACCTCCCGGACGGCCTGATCGACAAGGGTCTCTGTCTCGACGACTGCTTGATCGTCTACAAATACGACAAGCTGGTCGAGTTGTTCGGCGAGCCGGACTCCAAGACGGAGGAGGAAAATACAGAATCTGAAGAAACCGAAACGGAGACGGAATCCGAAGAGGGCTTAGAAACGACTGAGGAAGCCGCCGAAGAAGAAACCGTCGAGACCTCCCAGGAGGAAACCGAGGCCGAGGCCGAACCGGCAGAAGCTGAAGAAGAAGAAGCTCCGGCACCGCCCGCAAAAAAGAAACCGGCAGCAGGCAAATCCGCTGCCAAACCAAGTGCGAAGAAAGCTCCACCTGCGGAGCCGGAGGAAGAAGAAACCGAGGAGCAGACCGAAAAAGCTTCGGAGGAGGAGCCGGACTGGAATGCCTTCGATAAGACCGAGGAAGAAACTCCGGCCGAAGAGACGGAGGAGGCCCCGGAGGCCGAAGCCGAAGAGGAGGTCGAGGAAGAAGCTCCGAAACCCCCGAAGAAACCGGCCCCGAAAGCTCCGGTCAAGCCAGCCGCGAAGCCGACGGGCAAGCCCGCGGTAAAACCTACGCCGAAAAAGAAGTAAGGACACCCAATCAGGGAGCCGGGTTGCTATGCCCGGCTCCCCCATTTGTTTGTTCGAATGGACCCGAAAAAAGAACTCCTCAAGAAAAGGCCGAAGCTAGAGCTGAGCGAGAGGACCGGCCTTTCCACCGGCAGCACCCTCTTCAACCTGGCCTGCTCCGACAACCCTCGCTGGGCCTTCGTGGCCGGAGGCTATTACTTTCTTTGGGGCGACTCCTCCTCCGGGAAGACCTGGTTGACCATGACTTGCTTCGCGGAAGCCCAGATGCACCCAGTGTTCAAGGACTACGAGCTTCACTTCGTCAACGCGGAGGGAGGAGCTTTGATGGACGTCGAGTTTTATTTCGGGAAGAAAGTCGCTGAGAAGCTTCGTTGGCACGACGATGTCGACACCATCCAAAGCTTCTACCGATTGATGGACGATCTGCTGGTCAAGCAAAAGAAGAAATGCATCATCGTCCTCGACTCTGAAAATGCGCTCGACAACACAGCCGCAAAAAAGAAATTTGCGGAGCAGAGGAAACAAGCCGAGGCCGGAGAGAAAGAAGTCGGCTCCTATTCCGACGGCAAGGCCCAATACCATTCCAGGAACATCCGGTGGGTGCTCTCGGCCTTGAGGAAAACCGGCTCCATCCTCATTACCATCGGCCAGAGCCGGGACAACGTCGGGGCACATATGTTCGCTCCCAAGAAGACGAAGAGCGGAGGCCGGGCCATGGAGTTTTACGCGAACATAGAAATCCAGTCCGCGAAAGGACGGCCCATTAAAAAACTTGTGCGAGGGAAGGAACGGGAAGTTGGATCCAACTGCATCGTCACGGTCAGAAAGAACCGGGTGACGGGCAAGGTCGGGAAAGAGAGGTCCGCCGTCATTCCAATCTACCAAGGCCACGGCATCGACGACGTCGGGTCTGTAGTTGATTTCCTCATCTCCGAAGAGCATTTCAAAGTCAAGCGGATCGACGAGAAGAAAAGGAAAGTCTATTCCGTCCCGAACATAGACTTGGCCGGGACGAGGGGAGCTTTGGTCAAGTTCATCGAGGACAACGATGCGCAGGAAGTCTTCCAAGATATGGCCGCTTCGGTTTGGAAGGAAATTGAGGACGAATGCTTGCTGGTGAATCGGAAGCGGAGATACGAGTGAGTTGGACCAAACAGAAGACCGACCTCTTCATGGACCTTGTGCTCGAAGGCTACCCTCCGACTCGCATTTCGGAGCAACTCAAAGTTCCGGTCCCGGAAGTCAAGGCTCATTACAAGAGAGCCTTCTTTCCGAAGGAGCCGTATGCACCTGCGTCGATCAGAAAGAGTCGGGCCGGTAAGCAACTCACCAAACTGGAGAAAGAAATCATCCGGCTGCACCATGAGATCGGCATTCCCGTCGCCTTCACGGCCCGTATTCTGGCCCGGAATCCGGGAGATATCGTCCCGGACTACGACGGCAAGATCACTTTCGATGTGATGAAAAACTTTTCTCCGGCTACAGACCAACTCATCGCGCACCATTATCTTTACCATGTGTCGAAAACTCCCGTCATTTCCGACCAGGCTTACGACGACGCCAAGGCCGAAGAGATAGAATTTGGGGGAGGGGGAGGCTGGCTGAAAATTCTCTCGGAGAGCAGGAGAGAAGCAGTCAGCTACCCTCCCCACATCCGATCGTTGGCATTTTATATGCTTTACAAAAAGATGGAGGCAGAGGGAAAGTGGAACTGGAGAATATTGCCCCATCATTGGGGAACGGAAAAACGTGATTCCAACAACGATTAAAACGGGACAAGGCCAGATGTCTGGGTTCGACATCGTAGAGGACATTCTCGTTCCTCCGGGGACTTATTTCGCAAATCCGGCCGACTGCACTATCCGAGTCAATCCGGCCAGCATGGCCCAGTTCATGGATTTGATCAGAAAGAACTTCGACGACCAGGACGGAGAAAGGTCTTTCTCAGCATGAATCACCCGTTGCTGGTTTTGGACTGCCATTATCTCTGCCACCGGGCATTCCACTCCCAAAAGGACTTGAGCTTCGAAGGCATCAAGACGGGGGTGATTTACGGATTTCTTGCGGCCATCGGAGCCCTCAAGAACCAATTCCAGACGGACAGGATCGCCTTCTGTTTCGAAGGAGCCACCCTTTGGAGGAGAATTTATTTCCCGGCCTACAAACAAAAGCGGATCCAATACGAGGAAAAGGCCGACCCGGTTAAGCTCAAAGCAAGAGGGGACCTCTGCCGGCAGATAGACGAGTTGAGACTTCGTCACCTGCCAAGGATTGGGTTCGGGAACATCTTCTATTTTCCGGGCCATGAATCCGACGATATTATGGCAGAAATGGCGAGGAAACAAGAGGGGGAGGTCATCTTGGTGACCTCCGACGCCGATATGTATCAATGCCTCTCTCCGAGGGTCAGCATGTTTTCTCCCCAGCAAAAGAAGTTCTTTACCGATGAATGGTTCAGGAAGGAATACGGCACCTTCCCGAAGAACTGGGCTCTGGTCAAAGCCATGGCAGGTTGTGCAACGGACGGAGTTCCCGGCATACCGGGAGTCGGGGAGGAGACGGCCCTCAAATTTATCAAGGGAGAGCTTCCCCGCCACCACAAAATTTACGAGGTCATCAAATCCGCAGAGGCGAAAGAGATAGTCTCTCGGAACCGAAGGCTGGTCGAGTTGCCGTTCTCTGACCCCGGAGTTCCAGAAATCAAAATCGAGGACGACGTCATTTCCCAAAAAGGATGGAACGAAGTTTGTCTCAAGCTCGGCATCAGATCCATGGTCGGACGGGCTCCGGTCTATTCCCGAAAATGCCTAAAACTGGACGCATAATTATGCGGGAAGATTTTGGCATGTGGGAAAATTTCGATTGGGTAAAATTCTTCGATGGCCTCGTCTTCCTTTATTGGGAAGCAAACCTGCGAACTGACCTGACGGATTGCTTCGGCGCCGGAATGAAGGAAGGGGCAGATTAAATGAGTAAAGGGGCCAATTTCGAACGGGAAATTTGCAAACGTCTTTCCCTCTGGTGGACCAGAGACGAGCGGGACGACGTTTTTTGGAGGTCGTCCCAATCCGGGGGCCGGGCCACGGTCAGGTTCAGGAAAGGAAAAAAGACGGCAGGCTCCTACGGAGACATTTGCGCCCTCGATCCGATCGGGGAGCCTCTGCTGAAAATTTTCACGGTCGAGTTAAAAAGAGGAGAATACGTCAAGCATCCCGGAGACTTGCTCGATTGCTCCGGCTCCCCGGACTGCCACCCTTTCCTCGGGGCCGTCCGCCAAGCGAGGCAAGCTCACGAGCGGGCCGGGAGCCGATCCTGGCTCTTGATTGTGAGGCGAGACCGAAAACACTCGACGATTTTCTTTCCTTCGAGAATTTTTCTGACCGGCGAGCCTCTCCGCAACTTTCAAAAGGCCCTCACCTCGGAGCCGGTTTTCAGGTATCGGGTTGTCGGGGAAGATTTTGTTGGGATGAGGCTGGAAAAATTCCTGGATGTTGTGGATCCCGCCGCCCTGGCGGAGGAAATCATTTGAAAAAAAGTTCAAAATTTCTCTTTACATCAAATCATAATGGCTCTAAGGTTGCGCCGTTATGAATACAAATTCAACTGATGCGGCGAAGGCTACGGCCTCGAAAACCACCACAGAAGCTGCCCCGTTCAAAGTCGGGGACGTTTTCAAGAACGACAAGGGCGTCGAATACGTCGTTTGGTTCTTGGGCACAACAAAAGCCCGAATTGCTCCTCTCGCCTCGGACATCAAGTATGCGGTCCGGGAGGAGGACAAACTGATCCAATTTGCGGCCGATGATTCCCAGAACATCGCGCCGAACGAGAAGCTGGAAGTCCTGCGGAGCCTTGGGCGCAAGGGTCTCGCGGAATACATCGTTCAGCGCCAAAAAGCAAAGCAGGAGGAAACCGTGAAATCGAAAAGCGAAAAGAAGACCAAAACCAAAGCACCCAAACCGGCGGGGACCGGAGCCAAAGGCATCCGTTCCGGCAGCCTCGGGGCTTATTGCGGATATTCCGTGGCGTCGGTTGTCCGCACCTTAGGGGCCGCGGGCTGGAAGCCGAAGGAAGTCCGGGCCTTCCTGGACGAGCAGAAGCTCGAAGCCTCCGACCAGACGATCAAGCTCAACATCTATCGCGG